TTATCGAACCTGCATCCGGCGGTATGCTCACAACCATGAAGGAAGCGACAGGCCGCACACACCTCATTGTCAGGCGGCGCCACTCTTGACAATAAATCCTTATTCTTTGGCACCTCGCAGCTGCGGCAGCGGCTCAACGTGTAAGGGTTATAGTCCGGAACCGTGGAATGCCCGATGCCGGGATTGAAGCGGAACATCCCCTTGGTGTCCTTCCGCAAGGCTTCATCGCCGAGAGACATCGCCTCGTCATGGTCTGTGGCAGGATATTTGGATTTGCGGACCTGGACGACAGTGCAGCGGCAGTTCCAGCCGTTGGGAGGGAAGAATTCCGTCCAGAAGGAATCCGACGGGGGCAGGGTCACGCCGTCAAGCGCGGCGTGTTGCGGACGCACCCTGTCGTCCTTCTGAGTCCGGTATTGCAGATTATATCGGTCTCCGTCACGCATGAACTCCTCCCATTTGGCGGCCATCTCAGCGGAGGCGGAGACGAAGTTATATTCGGCGCGGAGGTAGTTGGAATTATAAGTCCGGTCGATGCTCCGGACATCATTCAAAAAGCGTTCGAACGGTTTACGTTCGCCGTTCTCATCGAGCATCGACGGAAAAGCCTCATTCAACTCATGGAAGGTCTTCATGCCGGAGAATATGAAGTCGGAGCGTTGCAGACTGCGGCGCAAGGCATCGGACATGGATGTGCGCTCGAAAGAGGAGTCGAGAACAGCGGCATGGGCGTCGATAAACTCGCGGACCTGCGGGTCGGCGAGAATCTCGACGGAGAGCTGCGCTCCGGCATTATTGTATGCCGCTCTCATCATGCCGTCGAACAATGCCGAGAGCTGCTTGCGTATTTCGTCCTCACGCTCTTTGCGCCCGGCCATGAACACCTCCGGCATATCCGTGAGCAGACGGGCGTAGCGTTCATGCAGCCCCACATAGTCGGTGGGGCTTAGTCGAAAAAAGGTATGCCGTTCTTTTGCTTGCCCTTATCCTCCGGCTTTGTGTCATCGCCGTCTTCCCCATCACCACCGGGCGGCATAATTGGGGCTGTCTCCCGTCGGTCTCCCACGGGCATACCGTATTTGTCGGCAAAGTATGAAGGGTCAACATCGAAATTGTTGAGAACCATAGTCTCATAAGCGATCTGCTGTTCCGGCGTATAGTCCACAGCGTCGTCCCATTCAAAGCGTAAGCCTTTGAGGGGGAAACCGTGCCTGATCATCCGGGGGATAAGCTGATTGTTGACGATGTCGCGGAGCATATCGCGGTCGGACTCCACGAGATTCTCGAACACCTTTAAGTGAGTCTCTGACTGTGAAAGCGACGAGCCATCCTCGATAGTCATGGTCTGACCGATTACGAGCTTGGAGAGTTCCGAATTGGCACGGTCGATGCGTTTGTCGTAAACGTTGAACGCATCCCCTTTGCCCGACTCGACAAACTGAACCTCGGTCTCCATGCCGGTCACCATACCGAGGTTGCTTCCGGCTTCCTGTATCATCTGCTCAAGGCGTCTCCACTCCTTGGGGTCGCGTGTCGTTGTCTTGGCAACACGCATCGGCATACCGAAAATCTCGGCAAAGGCATCCCAGAAAGCGAGAGCGTTCTTTTTGGGGATTGTCTGCTGAGCGGCTTTGAGGAACAGACCGAGACCATCGGGATGTCCGGCTTCTATCAGCCAGTCTGAATAAGGCCTTTCGTGGTAGTCGATGCCAGAAGTCCAGTCATCGCCCACGTTCCGGACACAGCGATGATACTCAGGGATCACATGCTTGCGAGGTATGAGCCGGACACAGTCATAGGAAATACACCCGTCGCCGTCTTGGGCAATCTCGCCGAGTTCAATCAAGGAATGACCGAACCATAGCGAATCGTGGCAGAGCCGGAGCAGTTGCTTGAACCAAGACTGGTCGAAATAGTGCATGGCGGCTTTATCCTTATCACCGGATCCGTTGACGAGCTTGAATGAGCGAGACATCACGAAACCTTGCCGCTGGTCGATACAGCCGGAGAGGTGTAGGTCAACGGCGACATCCCTGTATATGTCATAAAGACGCTGCCGGTTCGGGTTGTCAACATTTATAGCCAGCTGCCAAGCGGCCCTCCAATCGGCGATGTCTTTCCGGGTCAGTGCATCGGTAGTCCGATGTATGTCCATGACGATGCTCTGGAACTTTGCACGGTCTTTCGGCTTGGCAAGGTTCAGATCCCCGTACGGGGTGTTCAGTATCATGGGGTCGCTCTTTCTGGAGCGAAAGTTCTCAAGGAATTTGTCAAGTACGCCCATAGTATTACCAATTATGGCGGAGCCGAGGCTCCGAGTGAAATATAGTGCCGTTCATGACGGGAGTGTCCTCTTCTTCAATCAGGGGCAAGTCAGGGATGATCTTGCCTGACTGGACGCCTTGGAGCCATTGGATGGCGCGGTCATAACGCTGCTTGCGAATCTCGAGACCCATCTTCTGAGGGAGCGAGGCCACAAGATGATAGAGAGCTATGTCGGCAGTCCGCATGACAATAAGCCTGTTGCGGGCATCGCCTTCGGCTGAAAAAATCGCCTCACAGTCATAGACAGGACGCAGATAGCCGGAGATTTCCTCGATTGCCTCAAGTTCCGCGTTTGCGCGGTTTTCCTCGGAGGCACGAGAGATAACCTTGAGCGCATCTTCGCCTATGACCACGGCGTAGTCGTTGTAGGTGATAAACATGACGCTGAAGTTAAGTTGTTACGAACAGAGCGTGTCTCTCGATGTCCTCGACGGTCACACCTTTGCGGAACCGCTTACGCTTGATAAGTTCCTTGATTGTCTGTTTGGGAACGACCTTGAGAGAGCCGCCGAGGTTGATGACGTAATACTTCATACCGAACAGTGCGGCGAGTTTTTTTGCTTTGCGCACGGCTCTGCTGTAACGCCATGCGGCATAATACATTCTGATAGTCCTGAACATATCACCATAAGTTTTTAGGGTGCCGACGCGGTATCGACACCGGTTTGAACGTCTCTTGTCTTGTGCTTCGCTGTAGGAACCATATGGCACCCTCGTCTGCGTCCGGCGCGTCATCATGGACACGGGAGCCACGCTCAAGTGCAAGGGTCTGCTCAATGCCAACCTCCATGTCCGGGGAGTCTTTGAGGGCTTCATTGTAGAATACGAATCCACGCTCCCACAGAGGCGAGACGGCCTCGATGCGCTGAATCTTCTCCGGCTTTTTTCGGGTGTCGGGCATGATTGGCAGCTGATAACCCCGGATATTGCCTTCGGTCGCAAACTCGTCGAGGATTATATCCTGCATGAAGTTCGCCTCCATGTAGAATGTAACCACGACATTCTGCGGCAACCTTTCATAAAGATTATATAGCCAACGCACCATTCCGGAGACGGTATCCTGCCGGACGTATGTGTCGATAAGGTGCAGCTCGGTTCCGATCTTACCCCACAGGCGACAGGCCTTGTAGTCGTTGGCTGTGGTTGACTTGAACGACGGGTCGGTGTAGCATACGAGCATGTCGTACTTTTCGAGCTTGGGCATACGCTTGAAGCGTATCCATTCATGGCGGAAGATGGTGCCGTCAGTGATGGGATTGTGCATAAACTCCTTCTCCCATGCCCTGTATCCTACAAAATCCTTGTATGCCTGTGCCTCCTCCTTTGTCCATTTATCAGCCCAAACGGGATTGCCGTCTTGGTCAACAGCTTTTATCACCGAAACGTGGACACCCTTGGCGGCGGCGATGTTGGCAAGCACTGAGTTCCTGGATATGAGGTTGCCGACCATGATGAAGCGGCCACGGCCAACGTCGAGCGCACCGAACAGTGCTTCCTTCACCCAATCGGTCAGATCCTTCACCCGCTTCTCATTGCGGCAAAGTTCATCATCATCCAGGTCATCGATGACAATGTAGTCCGGGCGAGCCTCGCGGTCACGAAGACCACGGGGTGACTGCCCGCGACCTATGGCAAGGAACTTGGCACCGCCCTTGGTCTTGAATTCACCTTCAAGCCAAGAGCCGAGGTTTTTCTGCTCGCCGAAGTCAGCGATCAATTTCTGATTGAACTCAAGTTCGGCCTGCAAGTCGCCGAGCAGACGGATGGCACTGTCTTCGGACTTGCCGACCGTCAACATGAAATTGATGAGTCTCTTCGGTTGGAAAATAAGCCAAAGGGGAATGAACACACCGATATGGGTTGACTTGGCATGAGCGCGAGGCCATTCGAACACAGCCTTGAGGTTGGGAGTGTTTCTTATCTTGAGAGCGGCCTTCGTGTGGAAGGGGGCGTTGTGGACAGTCCTGA